GTCTTGAAAACCGTTGCTGCTGGTGATGAGCCGGTAGGGGTTCGATTCCTCCACCTTCTGCCATTTTAAGCTCGGGTTGGCAAATTGACATAGCCGTCGATTTTAGGTGTCGATGTTTGTGAGTTCGACTCTCACCCCGAGTACCAATAATGCTCCGGTAGTCCAACTAGCAGAGACAATAGGTTTAAGCCCTATCCAGTGTGGGTGCAAATCCCTCCCGGAGTACCAGTTTCATATATCCTCCTATATGTGAATTGCGTGGAAACACGCTGCAATAACATCAGCAAGGGCTGGTGTCTCTCCTTCTCCCGAGGGGAATTCGTGTAGGCATCCTTTGGTGTAAGTCCTACACACTTATTTCTCTAGTTCCCAAATTGGGTACGCTCATACCCACATTAGGTATTCATATACATTCACAAGTATTTATTAAATAGCACATCACACTTTGGATTGCGAGGTATTGGTGTGTTATTCAATAAGTACGGAGAACCATTATGGTTGACTTTCTGATTTTCGTGGTTGTAGTTCAGTTTGGTATTATTATTCTACAACTAATGCCTTCCTCTTTCGGTTGGCTTGTGTTCTACAACGTATTCATTAGACGTAAGCATTCTCCCGCCGATAAATCCAATCGAATTAATCATTTCCGTCTTGTCTGGTTTGCTCTGACACGCGAAGATTTATTTGTTGATACATTCCCTTGGATGAAACAAGACGAATACGACAATATATCTAAGTGATAGATATACATCTAAGTGGTAATAATTCGTATTACTATTGACAAATAAGCATTTAGGGATATAATAGTTAGTACGTTATGAAAAAGAACGCGCCATGCCTCTGCTACAAGCACACTTTGGTGCGTGTTTTGTTTGTGCTAACTATAAATAATCAAAGGAGGGGCTATGAACAATAAAATTGGCCCTGCTAGTCAAAAGCAAGAAGATTTTCTTGTATCTGAAGCTGATATAACGGTGTACGGTGGCGCCGTAGCGAGTGGCAAGTCATACACAGGGCTTATGACACCGCTTTTATTCGTTGATGATCCGCATTTCAGGGGGGTAGTGTTTCGACGAACGATGCCTGAGATAACCGCAGGCGGTGGTTTGTGGGACACCGCTAGGCAACTTTATACTGAGTTTGACCCAAGGGTTGAATTTAAAGAACGTGATAAAGTTGTTATCTTCCCCTCTGGCGCGACTTTGAAGTTTTCACACTTGGAAATGGAAGCGGATAAGTTTAAACACCAAGGTGCACAGTACACTTTCATACTGTTTGATGAAGGCACTCACTTCACAGAGACACAAGTTGATTACTTACGTTCTCGACTACGTAGTGCTAATTACAAGTATCCAGTATTAATGAAGATTACTTGTAACCCAGACTACGATAGTTTCTTGAGGAAATGGGTTGAGTGGTATCTTGATCCCGTATCTGGAATACCAGATCCAGAGAAAGCAGGTCAAGTTAGATACTTCAAAAGGCAAGCTGATGAACTCCACTGGTCTTCTTCAAAAGAAGAGTTGATTGAGAAGTTTGGAAACAAGGGCATTAAGTCTTTCAGATTTATACCTGCAACTATTTACGATAACCCACCTATTATTGAAAACAATCCAGACTACCTAGACACACTGGAATCTCTAGGCCGTGTTGAGAAAGAGCGGCTGTTGTATGGTTCTTGGTATGCTAGGCCAGAAGAAGAGAGTTACTGGAAAAAGGATTGGGTGACATTCGTAGATAAACCTCCACTCAAAGTTAAGAAACGAGTAAGGGCTTGGGATTTGGCAGGCAGTGTTCCTACAGAATCCTACCCAAATCCAGACTGGACAGCCGGTGTGAGAATGTCCATTTCTGAAGACGGTGATTATTACGTGGAAGACGTATGCCGGTTTCGAGATAGATTCCAAGGTGTATTTCAGGAAATCTTGAAATGTGCCAAAGAGGATGGGGCCGATACAGAAATCATTATCCCTTGTGATCCAGGGGCCGCTGGGAAATCGTATGCATCTCAGATTATAAGAGACTTGGCAGACCACGGTTTTTATGCAAGGATGAAGCAGACCAATAAGAATAAGATAACGAGGTTCGCCCCGTTTGCTTCAGTTTCCGAAGCCGGGTTTGTCAGAATAGTTAGAGGTGAGTGGAACGACACTTACGTTGATGAACTTGAACCTTTTGACGGAAGCAGGAACAGAAAAGACGATTTAGAAAACACTTGGTCGTCTATAAACCCATTGAATTCAGTGGATATCCACAACGAATGTTGTGGACAATACTGAGCGAAGCCCGAAAGGGAACGTGCAACGACTATTACGTAGGGTCAAGTGGCCTGAAGCGGTGGGCACTCATTTGAGTGATGATATAGTCTCAACTGTATGGAAACATGCAGCACATTATGTGACTACAGCCTAACGAACTGTAGTTAAGATAAGCAAGTCGATGCAACATCAGACGCATATTGGGCGCTCAGTCGCTCAATGACACTACCAGATTTCAAGCTTCCGAATTTCACGCAAAGCAACCCATTCTCAATAAACTATATGTAAAGGAGAGCCTATGGCTGAAGATTTGGACTTACAAAAAGGTGATAGCACTCCACCACGTTTGAGGATGGGCGAAACATCTACTGTAGGTCTGAAGGTAAGAAACGACCGAATCTACGAAGAAATGAAAAGCGAATTGCGATGGCCGCAAGTTATCACCACATACAAACAGATGGGGTATGACGCAACCATTGCTTCTGCTATTGGGCTATTTGAAATGATGATAGCTCGTGTAGATTGGGATGTAGAAGCTCCTTTAGATGCTACAGATGAGCAAAAGAAGAAAGCAAAGTTCATTGCTCAATGTAAAGATGATATGGAACATACATGGATGAACTTCATTCAGGAAGTGTCCAGTTATCTTACATACGGTTTCAGCGTCCATGAGAAGGTCTACAGGCGACGATTAAAAGCAGATGGCTCCAAGTATGATGACGGGTTAATCGGCTGGAAAAAGCTCCCTGTACGCTCTCAGGACACCATTGAGAAGTTCTTGTTCTCAAACGACGGTAGAGACGTTGTTGGTGTTCAGCAAGACCTCTCAGCAAGCTATGATCTTAATCGTTTCAGAAACATTCTGGCAAGCTCAAATAAGATTGAAATTCCTAGAAAGAAGTTCATGCTTTTCCGCACGAATCCCAAGCGTAACAATCCAGAAGGCAATAGCCCTCTGAAGAAATGTTATTTTGCTTGGAAGTATCGTAGTACTATCGAAGAGCAAGAAGCGATCGGTATATCTAGGGATATGGTGGGGATGCCCGTTTAGACATAAGCGGCTTCACAAAGAAATTTGTGTTGAAACACTTCCTTAATTCAGGGGAAGCCTAAAAGGTAATCCTGAGCCAAGCTACAATAAATTGTAGAAGGTGCAAAGACTATCTCCGGCAGGAGAGTAGGGTTAAGCAACCCGAAAGAGGAAGCACCCGTAAGGGTGATAATATAGTCTATTCTACATGGAAACATGTAGCAGTGAAAGCGGAGAAGAATTAGCGACTCTTCTTGAATATAAAGAATTAAAATTCCCCCACGGTATATGTCAGAAGACGCCACGCCAGACGAGCGGGCGATTTATGATTATTATAAGCGTATAATCCGAAACATTCACAGTAACGAACAAGCTGGCCTAGTGTTGCCACAAGCACACGATCCAGAATCGCGTCAACCGATGTTCGATTTCGAGCTGATGGGCGTTCAGGGCGGCAAGCAGTACGACACAGATGCAGTATGCCGCAGATGGGATTATAAAATCCTCACAGCCCTTTTCGCAGACATTCTAAAGATTGGTCAAGATCAAGTAGGTTCCTTTGCGCTTGCTGGTGAAAAGACCAACTTAATGTCTATGGCGATTGACGCTAGGCTTCAAGAGATTGCTGACGTTCTGAATAATGATCTTATCCCACAAACATTCCGAATGAATGGTTGGGATGACACAGACCTTCCGAAGTTCACTTACGGTAATCTTAACGAGATTGACCTTGAAGAATTCTCCAAGGCTGTTCAGCGTATTTTCTCTGTCAATGCTATTGAAGCTGACCGTGACGTTATGAACAAAATTCGGACTACAGCATTTAAAGTTGATCCTAAGCCTGACGGTGAGCCAATTAATAAAGACGAATTGCCTAAGCAAGAATCACGCGCAGGCGATGGTATGGCTTCTGGATCTGGCAACGGCAC